ATCACCATTGATAGCGAGATCTTCGATATCATTTGCGAATGCGTTGGTCATCAAGCGTACCAAGTGATCTTCTAGAGCATCACCTTCGACACCATCTTCCAAAGATTCTGCAGTTACTTCCCAATCAAGACGAATCTTCTTGGTAGTAAGTTCGACCTTGGAGAAGGTTGCGCCTGTGTTTGTGTAGTTACCAACTGCTTGCGCTGCTGCACGAATTACACGCTCACCTACGTTAATCTTCTCAAGTTCCATTGAGTTAGCCTTCATTGTTACACGACGGCCATCCTTTGCTAACACTGTAGCGTCCCAAACATAGTCGATAAAACGACGAGCCTGCTCGGGGCGCAAAATTCCAGAAGCCGCTGAACCACTAGGGTTAACAGCATTTGCTCCGCTAGTTGTTCCTAACGTTGCTGTTGGAATGTTACCAAGTGTATCTGCACCTGGATTTGTTACTCCACCAATACCACCTGATGCGAATGCACCTTGGCCCTGGTAAAGTCCTGGTGCTGTTCCACCTAGATCTCCAGATGCGCCTGGTTGGTTTTTGATTATTTCTTCTGACATATTGTCACCTCCTAGTGATTTGTTCATTTGAATAGATCGGCTGTTTTGAGGAAACTACCGCCCCATAGGGATTTTTCAACCATTTCAGGTTGAGACTGTAAGATATCGCCGATATCTCCAGACTTTCGGAATGCGGTTTCTGCTTCCACAGCGTCTACTCGTTTTCCAAATTCATTAAATTCACCTGAAACTGCTGCAATATCTTTTGCAACTGCTTCGAATGAACTCTTTACTGTATCAACATCTACCTTTGAAGACTTAAGAAGTTCTACTTCTGCTTGCAAAGACTTAACTGTTGACAATAGATCGCTAAAGGCTGATGTTAGATTATTCTTGATTTCGGTAATTGCTTCAGCAACTACGTCATCTGACTTAGATACATCTGCGTCTGCGTCTGCTACTTCTTCAACTGTTTCTGCAACTGGTGCTTCTTCAGTCTCTGCTGCTGGTGCTTCATCTGATTTAACAACATCTGTTGTTTCAATCTCTTCTGCCTTTGCAACCTCTTCTGTAACTTCTTCAACCACGGCATCTGCCTCTGGAGCGACCACAACATCTTCAACTACATCAGTCTTTTCAACTTTTGCTTTTGCTTTTGTCATAGGACTTACCTCCTTGTTAATCTTAGAAGTATTAATGCCTTTAGCACTATCAACTAAGAATTTTATCATTTCTATTTTTTCATTATCCGTTTTTTCAACGAACCCTATATTTTCCATTGCTTCTCCAGAAGTTGGGCTGACTTCGGATTCATTTTCTGAAACCATAACGATACCAGATTCTTTATCATAAAAAACATTTTCTAATACTGTTTCATCTGCTTTAATAACATCTACGCCATCAACTTTTTCAACAGAAACAATATTTGCAAATTGATTTGCTGGTGAATCTACAAGACTTAACTCTACCAAATCATATTGCTTAATAATTCTAATTTGTGTGTCTGACTTTTCATCATATCCGTCATCCCACTTATTCATTCTTCCGCCAATAGAAAAACCAGCAAGAGTTCCATCTAGAACTTTTTCCCAAGTATCTTGTGCACCCTTTGAAACATATGCAGATACAAATACTCCATTATAGAATTTCTTTGTTTCTGGATCAAAGTACTTTTCTGCTTTGAAGTCTACCATCTTGCCTACTGCTAATGGCTGATGCATTTCTCTAATGTTCCCACGGAATTTTGCAAATGCTTCCATGGATGCTTCTGCTGTTACAATATCATTTTGCTTATCAATGTTATCAAGGGACGCAAAACCAGATACGGTACGTCGCTCTTTGTCTACCTTGCTAAAAGGCATTGAAAGACGCAGATTGTCCCCATCTGAATTCCAATGGGCCTTGGATATATTGCTCACCATCATATTATAAACCCCTTTTAACAATTATATCACAATGTGGACAAATCGGGCATTAGGGAGTTTTTCTTCCCTCTCCCTTTGGGCCTCTTCCAGCAACTGTTGATGTGCTGTCTGAATTATTATTTGTTCGTTCCGAATCTCTTGCTCTTGTTGTATTTGCCTCTGCTGCTGCAGCAGGCTTGAGTTCAAGAACTTCATCTCCACCCTCACGCTGTGGCATATCAAGAACAACACGTGCCTCATTTGGAGTCATGATTTGATTTTTGACATAGCGTTCAAGAATTTGAGACTGAGCAATTTCATCTGTAAGGGTGAGTTCATTAAATGTAAACTCAAGAATATCTGTCTTTTCTCTAATGACTTTATTGATCATTTTCTCAAGTTGTCGCTGGGCTGGTCTTGCTACCTGCTCCTTAAAGGTGCGATCCTGTGCAAGTGCTGCTGCAATAGATCCAGAATCGCCACCTCCAAGTTTAGATAGTGGCACTTGATGTGCTACCAGGATATCATCACGGTTTTGTTTACGATACTCTTTAAATGAGCCGTCTTGTATACCGTCTTCGATGGGATCCATCTTGAATTCAACTTTATTTGTATCGCTATCTCCTGGTAGTGGAATATATAGCGTTCTGTGTGATTGACCTTTTAGACTTGTCTGTAAGAATCTAAACATCTTATCTTCTGCGTCACTTGATAGTTTAGCACCCTTTAAAGTAATAACATATCTTGGCACTGCCTTGTTAGCAAAATAATCAATATTGTACTGAGACGCAAGAGAATCTCCATGTAGAGAATTTATTGCAGACATAATATCTGGCACACCATAAAATGTATTTAATGGTGAGTATTGTTTAAAATGAATAATCTCATTTGGTCTTGCATCGGTAGTTAATGGATTCTGATTCTTTGCACCAAAGTTACGGAAGTAAACAATCTTATTTCCAATAATCTGAACATATCCATCTTTAATTCTTCTAACTCTCATAGTTGTGGAAGGAATATGTCCTACATATCCAATCTCTCCACGAGTAGTTCTGCCAATTTCTAGATATCCGTTACCTGTAGACTGTAGGTCTGTGTAAACTTTTTCCATTGTTGCAGTAAAAGAATCGTCATCATTTAATGACTCTAGCCAGTCTCTTACTTCAATCTTTGCTCTTTCAATTCTCTTACGTGCTTTTTGTGTAGCACTGTTATCTTCTGAAGATTCAAGCCTTAACATTGTTCTTGGAGAAACCTTGAACTCATATCCAAGTCCAACAATGTTTTCTACCTTGGCATCGATTGCTGCGTGGTTTGCAAATGATGTGTCATAGTAGTTTGCCAATTCATAAAGGTTCCATGGTGGTGTGATAACATCAAACATTCCATAGCCGTTTACATATACTAGGCCTGGGTTTATTTCTTTTGACTGTGCTCCGTCAATACCGCTTTTTCCAGCAAGTGCTGCTGTCGTGTATTGGGTTGTTGGCTCAACCATTTTTGTTGAAGTTCTACTTATACGTCTTTTAAAATTTGCTTCTAGTCCATCAAGGCCTTTTAGAGTATCCCAGTTTCCGTTAAAAGGATCTGATTTTGAAAACAAGTCTTCTGCTCTATTTGATTCATCAATACTTGCTCCGATGATGTATTCGTTATCTTCTGACATTAGTCTTCCTCTCCATAAAGAGCGATTGTGTCTTTGGCTGCTTGAACAGCACCAAGATCGTTTAGGTTTGGAAGAAGTCCAGACTTCATACGATCTACTTGTTCAGAATATTCTTCTTCTGAAACCCTTGTTAACCCTGGAACAAATACGCAAGTTCCGTCTCCTGGATCTCCATAATACATTGCAGTCTTTTTTAATTCTGCCATTCTAGAAATATCATTTTTGTCTGAGGGAATGTTTAGAACAGAGCCATTTCCGTCTGTAAACCACTTGCCATTTGCCTTTTTGTATACATATAAACCCCAGTCATAGTTCTTTTCAATGACTTGGCGTCTTACATTCTTTACAATTGGTTGACCAGTTTTTGGGTCTATTAGTGAATCCATAACCACAAGTATACCATACTAGATTGCACTTAGGGTTTGCGCTGACCAGCCTACATCCGTAGCAATTAAATAATCATAATCTTTTAACGTAAACATGGAATCTGAATCAATAATAACCTTATTTGTTCCAACATAACTCTTATAAATATCAGAAGGGTCTACTCCGTAGTAAGATTTTGAAGAAAGAACAAGAACTCCGTTCCATAATGCTGGGTACCAAAAAGTCCATGGGTACTCTCCTTGGGGAGAATATCTAACTCTAAACCAAAGTCTTTTATTTGTTTTTTGAACTTCTTGTAGGTTTGTTGATTGATAATAAGAAATTGTGTTCATCATCAATGGACCGTTTATGTGAAGATATCCAGGAGTCCCATAGAAGTAAAGTAGTTCTGGGAAAGATATTCCAAGAAATGCCCACTCATCTATAGAAATAACTGGATTTGAGACAAGGGTTCCATTTAGATAAAATCCAACCCCATCCTCAAGTGCTCCAGTCTTTGCATTTATAGCATAGATCTTTGCACGACTACCATCTGGATTATTTGCAACTAGATAAAATTTAATGTGCTTGTTTGAAGCCTTAATCTCAAACACTTCAACTTCTGAAAAAGGAAATGTATCATCTGAATATTTAATGCATGCCTGAAGAACCATAAGGTTATAGTCTGCAGATTTTGTTTTATTAAGTGGTATGGAAATACCACGATTAATATTTGGGTTGTTTTGCCCTCTTAGTTCGATACCGCTTCTTTTTGTTAGGTATAGATATGGAGAACTTCCTTTGTATATGGAGAATGGGTTATTAGATTTGTAGTCATAATAACTTCCAGTCTTTGTATAAGGATACATTGGTATTCCAAATCTTGTTCCTACGGCATTTGGAGATGTATCGTTTAATGCCTGAGAAGAGTATTGCAAAAATTTAAGCATAGGCTTTTTTATTTTAGAATCTTTAATAAAAAAGTCAAGATGTGTAACGATAGATATGTCATTTACGCTTGATGATTTTGGAGGATAGATGATTGAGTTATTAACAACTTCATACTTTGTATTTATCCAGTCTGTGTCTGGATAGATAATTCCATCTTTAGCAATAGACTGAGTATTTTCAAAAAACAGATCAGGCTGATTATAAGAGGATGAGGAAAATTTAAAAGATATATATGACTTTAGTATTGAGTCTGTTGTGTCATAGGTATAAGTTTTAACTGCGTTATTTTTTAAATCATCATAATCATCATATCCAGTATAAAGATGATTATCTAATGAAGAATATTTCTGTGATATTGGAATTGAATATGTTTCGTATAAAGAAGCAATTGTTTCTGTTGTTCCTTCTACTGACACTCTTTCTCCATATTTCCAAAAACCCAAAGAAGTCTCACTCTGTTTTAACTTGCCTGGTGAATCGTAGTCTATATTAAACTGAATAAAATCAAGATTATAATATTCATCTCCTCTTGCATCTTTAACATATGTTGCTAAATTTGATAACGGTATTGAGTCTTCCCAATATCCATTAATATCTATACCTAGCCTAAAGGAATCAAAATCTTGTTTTGGAAGAATTGTGCAACTTGCCATGTGGCTTAAAAGCCTATTGCCTGTAAGCGATGAATAGTTTATGGGTAAGCCAGTTTCATTAAAAAGATCTTTTATCTTTAATGCATTTCTTGCATTACAAAATCCAAAAGCATATATATTTCCAGTAAAAGTGTTAACAAATGTTTTTGTTCCTCCAACATAAAGAGAAAGAGACCCAATATTACCAAAAAAAGAAGAAACGTTCTGTGCATAGTAGTTAGATAAAACCCTGATGTCTATTCCTACAGAAAAAATATCATTAACTGAAATATTGTTTGTAGACGTATACAGAATTTCTTCTTGTCCACCATAGTTAAGGCTGTACCTAACTCTACTGCCAACAAAATCTATTGAAAAATAATTACCAGAAATATCATCACTAATTTTAATTAAGCATTGAGTTCCTTCTGCTGTCTTTGCTTTAAATACTCCGTAAAGAATGTTAACTTCATCATTTAAAAAACTCAAAGAGTTATATCTTAAATATCCATTTTCTAAAGCCCAATCATTTGTTGGTCTAAACGTAATAAAGTTTTTAGACTCATTCTGTTCTGGTAAACATGAGGAAAAAAGACTTGATTCTGTTTTACTAGATAAAAATATTTCAGGAAGAGGATATTCTGGAACTGTCAACTTATTGTTATTAACAGAAAGATTATTTGAAATTCCTTGCGACCAAGTTCCAAGAGATGGGTATGAATAATTGTTTGCATAATTAGCAAAAGCATAGTCTACATAAACTGAAGAACCGCTATAAGCAGTATTAATATTTTCTGGAAACTCAACTCCTTGTCCATAGACAAATCTTATCTTTCCAAGTTGATCGGATATCTCGTATGGATAAAGCCCAACACAGTCAATAGAAATATTTGGAATATCCTCATATGCGTAAAAACCAATCCAGTCTTGGTCTTTACCATTTAAATCAAGTTTATTTTGTGGAACATAAGATTCTTCTGTCAATAACACATCTATAACCTTTTCTCCATTTAGAGATAGTGTTGCTCTGTTCTTGCTAACAAAAAAATGAAACAGCATTGGTCTTCCCCACTCTGCAACATAGTGAGTTTGATAGTTAGATCCAATCTTAATGCCAACAAAATTTCCATCAACATAGATTCCATCTTCAGAGTTTAATGGTCCAACAATTCTTTTTCTATCGTATGTTTTAGAATTAATATTTGCCCAAAACTCTAGAGTATACTGATTGTTTTTACCAGACTGGTTTAAAAATCCGTTTGCAGGCAAGATTAAGGATGGGCTGCCATTATTATAATAAATTTGAGTTGAGTTTTGTGAACCATAAACAATAGGAACTCCAAAGTTTTTTGCTTTTAAATTCATTGAGCCATTAAGCAAATAGTATCCTTTTTGATCTGATCTAGAATACGCAAAAGCCTCAATACCTTTTGTAATGGTTGTAGATATTGTTGTAGGTACTGTTACTACAGAACTACCTAAAGATTCTGAACTAAACTCTTCACACCATTGTCCGAAACTAAAACCATTAATTAAAACCTCTATATTGCTGTTACCTCCATCACCAAAATAATCAATTTCAAAGACAAGTCTTACTGTCACGGCGTCATCTGGAATTCTAAAGGTTTCTCCGATAAAAAGCCAAGAGTCAGTTATAGAGGTCTCAAAAGATTTTAATTTTTTAACAACTGTTCCAGAAGCCTCATCATTATATTCATAACCAATTGAGAATGTAGAAGCATTTTGGCTTAATGATTTAAAGTATGTTCCTACAGCAAAAGTCTTTAAAGATTGATCAAGTTCTTTAAAGTTTTTTAAATCCTTGCTAACATATCTTGTTATTCCTTTAGCGTTTATGGCTAGTGGTCTTGCTTTTATTTTTGTTACAATACTTGAAGGGAATGGAGCATCTTCTGTTACAAACAAGGTTTTTTGACTAGAGTCTATATTTTGGTCAGGATCTACATCCCAAAAGTTTAAACCTCTTTGTATTTCTGAAATTTGAGAAACGTAATCTGCTTTGTCATCTAAAGACCATAGGACAGTCGGTTGCTGTGCAAACACTTTTTCTGCATATAAATTTGAAGCAATAGACATAGGTCCTCCTAGTCTATTTTATCATACAATGCGGGTAAACCAACGTGGTGTTGTGTATCGTATTCCATCTTGAATTCCCCGAACTCCGTGCACATAGTCTGGATTGTCTGGGAAGCAAAGAAGATCTCCTGGCTCAGGCTTATGAGATATACCTAATGCTGGGAAATATATATCTCCACCAGTATAGTCGTCATTAAGATAAAGAATTGTTGCAATATCATTTGGTCTATTCATATCATAATGCTCGTGCATGCCCTCACCTGGAGTAAACTTTGCAATATGTGTTTTTTCATCTAAGAAAGGCTGAAATGGCCCTTCATAATTTTCAAGAACAAAATCATAAACCTTTTTAGCATACTCTTGCAAAACATCTAAAGAAGACTGATCATTTCTTTGTATTTCGTGATATGTATGTACTGTAAACTCTTTTTCGCCATTTCCATACTCAGTAAAAAGAAGTGTATGTGCTTTTGAGTATTCTGTAATAGACATTGCCAAATTCTTTGGCATAAACTCTTTTACATATATTACTTTTGATTTTAAATCTTCCATTATTTCACCTTAATTTCGCAATAGTCTGTTGTGCAATATGCTTCACCCTGAGCCTCAAGATTATCTACACCGTCGTAAATTGCTCCAAAGTCAATGTGCTTCAATTTGCCAATATAACCATTATACTCCTCTTCAGTAATCTGAGTATATGGTTGCTGAGGATATGTATGATTTCCCATTGGTAGGAACGAAACAGCCTTCAATTGCCCTTCGTACATATGTAGTGCTGGAGCAACGTGCTTTGATTCTGTTTCCTTGTCAAAAGATAGTGTTACAGAAACTCCATTGTCTGACCAGTACTTCTGAGCAGTTGCAGCAAGGGC